TCTGTCCGAGTTGTTGTAAACATTGTTGCCGAATGGTCCCATTCTGGACGGGTCTTTTTGAACATTTGTTCTTTCAATAGTGATAAGTGGGAGGATAAGTGTCTCACTTCCATCTCTGGCTTCTTTAGACTTTTTTATTTGATATGCTCTCTCTGCACCAGCCCAAATAACAGGAACCTTTCTTGTTTCTTTGTTGGCTCTAATGTGCAAGTCAAGCTGTTCATCTACCCAGCGGTAAAATGCTGCGTCGATTGTTTCTAAGGTAGAAGGGGTGTATGCTGTTGTTTCAGTTGCCATCGAATAAACCTTCCCTTGCTTTTATACACTCTGCTGTGGTTTCGTATTTTTGCCCTTCTTGACCAAACAATCTTTTTGCGCCAATGGTTTTTACTATCTCGTAGTAGTCTCCATCGTAGTAAACAAAGTCTCCTACTCTAACAAAAAGGTCTTGGTCTTCTGTGAGTCTCTTACGGTGAAAGTATACTGAGATGCGGGGTCTTTTGTCGTAACCCTTACTGTCGTTTGTTACGTCACTCTCTTGTGCCTCTACTCTTGCATAAACCCTTACTGGTGGTAAGAAAGTTTTTTGTATTGCCTCGCCATAAACAGGGTGAAAGTTTGTGTGCTCTAAACTAATAGCGTAGTAAGCTATGGCTTGACCAACCACATTTTCGATAAGTTCGGTATTAACTTGGCGAACCAAGTCTCTTTCTTTCTTGCCAACAAAGAGCGGTGGTGGTGGCGCATCTGGTCTTGTGAATTTTGCCATTTATTTACCCCACATAGATTGCATTTGGAACGTTTTCAAAAAGTTTTTGCGAGTTCTCGACAATATTTGCGTCACTTTCAGCTAAAGCTGAGTAAGTTAGTTGGTCTAGAAGCTCTTTTAGTTCTGTTTTTAAGTTTTGTTGTTCTTCTCGGGACTGACTAATAAGGTCTGAGCCATTTAGAGTCACAGAATCGTTTGGAATTGGAATAGTGCCGAACTTGGAGCGCACTTGACCTAAAATTTCCTTACAAAGTGCAAGGGCATAGCGGCGAATCCATTGCTTACCCACCGAGTTGATGTTATCGTAGGGAATATTAGCAAATGGCAAGGTGTTCATGTTGTTTACACCCTTTACTCCGCGCTCTCTGGTATCATCTACGGTGTTTGCATCTTCATCAACGGTAAATGTAAACCAAATGTAATCATCGGACTGTACAGAGTCTCCTGGGGGTGGATATACCTTTAAAAAGTTGTTGTGTAACTCGTAAGAATAGTGTGAGAAACGAACATTTGTGTGGTCTTCGTATGCCATAGCTTGCAAACGGTTGTGCCAAGTTGGAATAACCTCGTATGTTGAGTCATCAGCATACTGACCATAGGTGGAAAGGTTGCCTACTACGTTGAGACCACCGTAGTAGCTAAAGAACCTCCACATAACCTTGGGGCTTTTGTAATAAACATTTCTAATAAGAACTTTTTTGTTATTAATCTTGTTGTAATAATCAGAAGAGGCTAGAGAGCTTGAAGCCTGAACAATGGCTTGTAGGTCGTATTGTTGTGTATTTGGTTCTAGCTTGAAACTTGCTGAGTATTCTGTTAGGAAGCCACCTACGCCAGCTTCGGTTGATACACCCTCTGCCACACGACGTGCATAAGCAAAACCAAAGTTTGGAAAGTCTCTCGATGCGTCAGATGCCCCTCCTGAAATCTCTCCGTCTTCATCAAAAGAAGAAGTCGATGCTCCAAGCATGTCAGAAAGCACGTTCTTAGCTTGGTGAGAGTTTATCATATATGAGTATTCTAATACTGCTTCTTGATAAGCTGCATAAACATTACCAGTTTTTATTTCAATATCTAAAACATCGCCGCCTAGTTTTTTATAAACATAAGCTACTTGGTCTACTGCTCCGCTAATAAAAGCTGCGTTGTCGCTGTATACGGTAAATGGTAAAGCAGCTACCACATCACTTGTTGAGCCTGTGGCTGTTAAAACAGATGTGCTTACGGTAGATACTGGACTAAGTTCTGGAACTGGCATTGTCTAAACCCTCTTCTTCCTAAATAGTTTCCCCAAAGAGAAACCCCCCGCCTACCGAAGCAGACGAGGGGCAACTCTTAGTCAAAGACTAGGCTTATACCAAGTCTTGGCAGATGACGAGACCGTACATGTCTGGACGGACCATCTTCTTGCCGTAGCGTGTCATCACACCCTTACGTGGTACGAAGTCCTCTGTGCCAAAGATGGTTGGAGTGACTTGTAGTGGGACGTAAGGAGCGTAGACGTAACCACTCTCTAGGAAGCTGTTGCCACGGCGACCAACTAGAACCACGTTGCGTGGGAAGTATGGGTCAACGTAAACGTCGAGCTTCTTGGAGATGCTACCAACATTTACAGCACCGGCTGTGCCATTGGCGTCAACGGTAACGTTGGCGCGGAAGCCAGCAGTGAACTCAAGGATGTTAGCAACTTCTGGTGAGCAAACTACGAAGTTTGCACCACCGCGAACGGTGCGACGGTGAATCTCTGCGGACACATCGTTGATGGTCTCTAGAAGAGTCTCGTACCATTCGCTAACTGTACCTGTGAAGTCAGGGGCAGCAGTGCTTGCACCAACTTCAACACCAGTTACGCGGTTTACAAACTTACCAGCAGCGCGGCTCCAGTAGCGAACACCGGCACCCTTAGCAGCACCTTGAATGAGGTCGTTCAAGATTTCTTGATCGATCTCTAGGGCAATCTGCTCAGAGAGGATGCTTGTAAGCTCAACCTCAGCGTCGAGGTTGTGGTAGGCGTTGAGGTCTTGACCGAGTTCGGGTGACCACTTAGCCTTTAGCTTTTTGGTGTTGGCTGTGATAGCAACACTGTCCACCTTGATATCAATCTCGGGGATATTTGGTGTATTCTCAAGTGCCCACTCGCTTTGACCGCGAACGGAACCAACAGCGTTGCTAGCTGCAAAGTTATCGGTGATTGCGGCATCAATAACTGTGATAGCTGTGAGTGCTGTTGTCAACTGAGCAGGTGTACGACCTGTCTCGCTAGCGGCTGGAATGGCAACCAAGAGAACTCTTGTGTTGTCATCGGGGTCGATGCGAGTTAGACGACGTAGAAGAACCTCGTTTGATAGACCACCTGAGCTTAGGGTGATGAGGTTATCCATGTTAACGCCAGCGGCTGAGAGTGTTGCAACTGGAACAGAAGCAATAGCGCAGTTTGTACCGGAAGCAATATCGGGATCGTAACGGAGCAACTTATCAAAAGTATCTGAAGTTACTGTATCACCGTCGCCCATTGTGGACTCAGTTACACCAGCACCGTAAGTACCGGAAGCAACAGCAGAAATGGTAACACTAACAGTGCCTGTTGGTGAAGCATAGCCGTTGTTGAGGGCGTATGGTCCCTTTTCAGCGTTGAGACCTGGGAATGTTGAGCCGAGGTCAATACCACCAGTAATTTGAGCAGCTACAGCGCCGCCACCAAATAGTGAGGCGTTTTGGTCGTAACCAAGCTTCTCTGTACTGGAAGTGAAGTCCAAGAAGAAAATGAGACCTGATGGTAGGCTCATTGGTTGGACGGAAACGAGTTCGTTGGCGATTAGCTCACCAAAGACTCTGCGGACGATTGGGAATGCTACGGCACTAAAGCCTTCGACATCACCAGCCGCCATTGTGGAAGCTTCACGGAGAAGTTCCTTGGCTTGGTTCTCTAAGAGACGAGCCATGTTGTTTTTTGTAACATCGCTGTTGAGACCTTCAAGAAGTCCTGTGCCTTCCCACTTATTTAGTAGAGCAGCACCTTCCTTTTGGAGATCACGAGCAACAATGCCTTCTGTTAATTTTTCTAATGCAGACATAGTTAATTTTCCTCCTTTATTCTATTCCTGCGAGCTTGCGCCAATTCTTAAACATTGGAGCTTGCTCTTGTTGTTTATCTTCTCTCTTGCGAGAGGAGACGACGAGGGAACGAGTACGGCTTACAGCTTCAGTCAGTGATTCTGGTGCTGTTTTTTCATTGGTGCTACCCACTGAGTCTTTCATTGTCTCATAAACCAGTTTGGTTTCCTCAATTGTTTTGGCTTTTGCCAAGGACTCGACAATTTTACTTTTTTGACGAGTATTAAGTTCTTGTGAAGATAGTGTTTGAGTTGTGTAGAAAAGTCTAGCGTTCTGAAGATTTACTTCTGCGGCTTTGGTTTTCATCTCAAGCAATACTTCTTTTGCTTTCTTGAGCTTTGTTTTTGCTTCTTGTAGCTGCTCGGAAAGCATCTTGTTTTGGTCTTGTAGTTCTTTATTTTTCTCTTGCTCTTCATCAACTGCGGCAGCTAGTGCGGCAAGGTCAGCGTTCTCAGCACGGTCACCGGCTGTGGAGCCAGCCCAACCGTTGTTGGGGTGCTGGGACTTAATGTCAACGTTGACTTCTTCTAGAAGGGCGTCGAGTTGTTCTTCTGTTAGGGCATCGATGGCTTCATCAAGACCTTCGCCTTCTTCCATCATTTCGCCTGCTGGCTCTAGGAGTTCTTCACGGTCGATAGCAGCCTCTGCTTCGGCGGGAACTTCTTCTGCTTCTTCCTCGGGAGTAGAAGCTTCGTAGTCAGCCATTAGCTCATCGAAGTCAATAACTATTTCTTCTTGGTCGTCTTCAAGGGCTTGGGCAAGAGCAACAGTTGCTGCGTCTGGGACTTGTGCCATTAGTGAGTCATCACCAGTTGGTTCAGCAGGCTCGGCGTCCATTTCCATGTCCATAGCCATTTCTTCACCACCTTCGGCAGTCTCCTCCTCGGTGGCTTCTAACTCTTCTTCTTCGTCCTGCTCAAGAAGGTTCTCCAAAGATTCTTTTAGTTCTACGGAATACTTCTCAATAAGTTGCTTCTCAGCATTACGAAGGGCTGTTTCTTTTAGCTCTTTCGCATCTGCTATTGCCTTTTCAAACAATGATGACATAATACACTTCTCCCATGACAGAAATAGTCGTTAATAAATAGTCCTAACGAAGCCAAAAAACTTATTTAGCTTTTTGCTCGTTGGTTATCTTTCTAGCGATTCTTTTTCTGCGA